TTTGCCCGTCCTTTGGGTGGAGAAAGCAAGGGCGCTCAAGAACTCACGAAGGCGCAGCTGGAAGCAATCACGCATCGGGACGGCACAGCGTCGAAAGACGATCAGCCGTTCTAACAAAAACACACCCTCACAGAACACAGAAAAAACCAAACCAAAATGGGTATGACAGTAAAACGGCGCAAAGACCAGGCGGTGCCTCGCGTCTTTGAGCACAAAGTCGCCGATATTCCCGGCGGCGTATCGGTCAAGACCTCGGAACTCGGAGGTGACTATCTTTTTGAAGGCACGCCCCTCAGTGCTCCCGACAACGGCATTTGCCACGTTGTGAAGCAGGCCGTCGTAACGGCAAAGGTGGAAGCGTCGGATACGGAGGTGAAAGTGAAGAAAGGCCACCACTTCAAGGTCGACGACGTGCTCCTCCTCAGCGTAGGCGGCAAAGCGTCGAAGATTACGAAGATCGACACCTCACAGCAAGCAGCCGATACATTGACGCTTTCGGCCGCTATCGGAGTAATCCCGGTGCTCTCGGTTGTCGCCGAAGCAAAGGCCGAAACGACGGGCGACGACGCGGAACTGAAACACATTCCCCTTTCTCTTTCGGGTACGGGGCGTCCCGTCGTGCAAGGTGACAACCTCGACACGGATGCGTTGTTGATCGGCACGACACGCGGTGCAACACTTCACCCCGATGTGGAAAAGCTCCTCAAGGGCATTGTCAACTATTAAATCTAAATTCCGATGATTACAGATACTTTGATTCAAGGCCTCACACAGCAGATGGTGCAGGCTCGTGTCGATAGCGTCGACGTTCGTCCGTTTCAGTTCGCCACACACTTCCCCGTCGTGGAGTCTTTTGACTTCTCGTGGAAGACATTGGAGAACCAAATCTGGCACAAGAACGTGGCTGCAGATGTCCATTCCGACAACTCCTCGGCAATCCGCAAGAGCCGACCTATCTTCGAATCGGCGCGCGGAGACATCCCCTACCTTTCGATTCTCCGCACGATGGATCGCTCGGACTTGAAGAAGTACCAAACTGCACTCGCTCTCTCCAGAGATAATGATGCGGCAAAGCTTGTTCAGTATTGGGCGGGAGACGTTGATTTTTGCTTTAACGGCGTGCAAAGTGAGCTAGAGTACATTGCGTGGAAACTCGCATCGAACGCCGGTAAACTTGAATTCACGACAACGACGAACGCGTCTTTCGCTAACGAATTCAATCTCGACTATCAAGTAGACGAGAGCATGAAGGTCAAGAGTTCTGTCAATTGGGGCGACAAGTCGAACGCCGACATTATCGGCGATCTCGTCAAGATTGTAGAACTCGCAGACAGCAAAGGACTTGACCCGAGATACGCGTTTGTCAACAAAAAGCTGTTGTACAAGATCTGCTCCTCGGAGCAAATCATTAAGGCTTGTGCCTCGCCCCTCGTCAACGTAGCTAAAATGGCACAAACCCCGACGCTCGAACAAGTAAATACGATGCTTTCCTCGCAGGCGTTTCTCAACGGCTTGCAGCTCTGCGTTATCGATCAGAAGATCACCCGCGAATTCAAAGATGGAACGATGCAAACGGGCAATCCCTTTGAAGACGATCGTCTTGTGCTTTCTCAAACTCCGAAGCTCGGAACGACCCAATACAGTATGCTCGACGAGACGGACGACACAGGCATTGTTGTCAAGCGCAAGCACACGACTGTAAAGAAGTATGGACAGCTGAACCCGAAAGTAGAATTCACGCTCGGGGAAGCTGACGCAATTCCCGTACTCGACACGGCGTACCACAACGTCTATCTCCGCACCGACGCACAAGACTGGTAACCCAACGAAAGCCCGAAACGATGTACACTGTAGAACAAGCCCTTCGGGGCATATCTATGTACCCTCTGCCGAGTGCCACGCTTGACGGCGTGTGCATTCGACGCGGGCTTTCGCGTGATACAGAAGCGACGACCGACGTTTTCCGAAGCGCAGCCTATCGTCTCGCCGAAGCCGACGTGCTAACGTGGCTCGCCGCTGCCCCGAACATCTCGCAAGGCGGACAAAACTACACGTTCAGCGACGAACAGCGCAAGGCGTATCGAGCACGAGCGGCCGCCGTCTTTGAAGAACTCGGAGATCTCGCCGCGCCTTCGTCTAAATACGGATATAAAGGCAACAGTCTATGATTATTCCGAACGGACATTTGGCCGTGAAACGAAAGACGGCATCGGGCATTGACCCCGAGACGGGACACCCGGTGCGGTCGTCGGGCGAATACGTCGGTGCAATCCCGTGCCAATACACCGCGGTACACTACAATGCCCTCGGGACGACGCACGGCGAACACTTCACCCCCTCGGCCTACACGGTGCTCATCGACGAACAGCCCTTTGACGGGGAGCAAGTTCGCCTGACAGACCGCAACGGCCGACGCGTCGGGGATTTCTCCGTTCAACGCATCGAACCCCTCGAAGCCGTTTGCCAAATCCGCCTTTGGATCTAAACCAACACGAAGAAATGCCGGTAGTAGACCGAACAGACTACAACGCCGTCGAGCGTTATTTCGATTCGTTCCGACAGAAGTACGAGCAGGCGTTCATTCGCACGCTCAAATACGTAGCACTTCGCGTCGTGACGACCGCCCGACGAAAAGGAAACTATCTTGACCAAACGGGAAATCTCCGCAGTTCTGTCGGGGCGGTGATCGTGATCGACGGAAAGATTCTCTGGAGTACGAACTTCGAGCCCGCGAAATCGAAAAGCCGAAGCAGCCCGAAAGGCGCACCCCCGAAGACAGCAACGAAAAACGGCGGCTACGACGGCCGACGCTTTGCTTCGGAACTCGCGAAGAAATACAGCAGCGGCGTTGCGCTTATCGTCGTCGCAGGTATGGACTACGCCGTACACGTTGCCAACCGCGGACGCGACGTGCTCGACAGCGCCACACTCGAAGCAAAGGATCTCGTCCCGACGATGCTCGCTAAACTATCATCGAACAAAAGAACCTAACCATGGCGAAGACCTCCCGACAAGTACAAGGGGACGTTTACCGCAAACTTCGCAAAAGCCCGATCGCCGAAGTGATCACCGGCGGCGTGTATCGCGAAGGACAACGCCCGAGAGACAGCCCCCACGAAGACGCCGTGGTGATCTTCACCGCAGGAACGACGGGCGACATCCAACGAGGCGTTGTGACGATAAACATTTTCGTCCCCGATATTGACCCGTACGAGAACGGCGTGCTGACCGAAGACAGCGCCCGAACGGAGGAAATAGAACGCGCCGCACAACGATGGGTGGATTCACTCTCAACGCGCGACTCGAACTATCGATTCCGATTACAACAGACGATCGCCACCGACGAAGCCCCCGAGCTACACGAACATTTCATCGTCGTACGGCTCGAATACGACTTCTTCGGAGACGATGACACAGACTAAACACACACATTAACCACACAAAAACACAGAACTATGGCAGTATTGACATGGGGACTCGGAAAATTCGAGACCGTAGAATCTGAAGGAGGGGAGCCCAAAGCCGCCTCTCAGTGGAATCCGATCGCCCCCCCGAAGAAGGATTCGCTCAAAGTAGAGACGAAGGAAGGGGAAACAAAAGAAGCCCTTGACGAGCAAGGGAACATCGTCGACAGCAAAACCACTTCCGCGGCCTACGAAATCACCTGGGAGACGTTCGTCAAAAAGGGGGACACCCCTCCTTTCGACGATAAGGACGGCGTAATCGCAGGAGAGCACGCTTTCCGATACACACCAGACGACCCGACGTGTAAAGGTTGGAGAGTCGACCGCGCTACGGTTTCCGCCACGATCTCGTTCTCCACAAGCGAAGGTGCTCTGTACAAGTACAAAGCAAAGGTGCTCAAACCGAAGACGGGCAACGCCTTTAAGCTCGAGGTGATCTCCTAAACCGCGAACACGAGAAATGCACAGGCGCGCAAGGAAGGGCACTCGGGAATGTGAGGGCTACGAGTGCAGGTGGTTCGATTCCACCTCGCGCCCCAAACAACTGATAAAAAACACAAATGACCAAAACGCAAGAACAAAAGGTTGCGGCCGCAGTATTGCAGACCCCGACGAAGATAAAGGTGGGCGGCACGACGTACGAAGTCGAACCACCCACTCTCGCAACATTGATCACCGTTTCCGAGATCGTGTCCGCGTTACCCACTCCGCCCGACAGGGAAGGGGCGGATGTCATCACCGCGAGTTTGGCTTATGCCGCATCGTGTAAGCCCCTCGGGTTGCTTGCCGCCACGTTGATCCTCGGCGCACGTGTGGCGAAGGAGAAAGCCGACGTTTCCCCCTTTGCACGCATCAAGCGTTGGTTCGGGATGAAGGACGCGGAGGAGCGCACACGCGGCGAAGTCCTCGGCGAAGAGATCCTCGAACACTGCACGGCAAAGGAGGTGCAAGCGATTGTGGCCGACACGCTGAAGCAGATGGAGATCGCAAGTTTTTTCGCGCTTACCACTTTCCTCAAAGGGGTAAATCTTCTCAGACCGACGAAAGTGGAGAGCGAAACGACAGCGTCTGGGCAATCATCGGAGGAGTAGTCAAGGGTTTTAATCTCTCGCTCGGCTACGTGCTCTACGAATTGAGCTACACAAACTTAATCATGCTCGGGGCGGCTCTCCCGTCCTACGACACGGACAAGGACGAGAAGGGCAAAGACGACGATGTAATCGACGCGAGCGACCCCGCGAATCAAGCACGAGTGCGAGAGCTGCTCGGCATATAACAACGAACTATGGATCAAGAAACCGGAAGACTTTATTTTGACGTTCTGCTGAACGACGAATCACTACAACAAGGGCTGCAACGCTCTCGGGAATCGTTCCGCAGTTTAAGCGAATCGGCCAACGCCGAACTGCAAAGCATGGACGGCTTTATGGCAAAGGCAGCGCAAACGGCCGCGGGGTTGTTTGCCGTCGACAAGATCAAGGACTTTGTCTCGCAGCTCGCCCTCGTTCGCGGCGAATACCAGCAGCTGGAAGTGGCGTTTGAAACGATGCTCGGTAGCAAATCGAAGGCCGATGCGCTGATGGGGCAATTGATCGACACGGCCGCCAAAACACCGTTTGAGATGAGCGAGGTTGCCGAAGCGTCGAAGATGCTCCTCGCCTACGGAATGGAGGGCAGCAAAGTGAACGAGACACTAATCCGTCTCGGAGACATCGCCGCGGGCTTGTCTATGCCGCTAAAAGACCTCGCGTTTCTTTACGGCACGACCATGGTGCAGGGACGCTTGTACACACAAGACCTCAATCAGTTCCTCGGCCGTGGTATTCCCCTGGCCGACGAACTCGCCAAGCAATTCGGTAAGAACAAGAGCGAGGTGAAGAAACTTGTCGAAGAGGGCAAGATCGGTTTCCCCGAAGTGCAGAAGGCTATCGAGGCGTTGACGGGCGAAGGCAGCAAATTCGGTGGCTTGATGGATAAGCAGTCGAAGACGATTAAGGGACAGCTGTCGAACATCGAGGACGCGTGGGAGCAGATGATGAACGAGATAGGCAAGAGCCAGGAGGGGAATATCTCGGGCGCGCTCGACATCACGGGCAAGCTCATCGAGAATTGGCGGAGGATCGGGAAGGTAGTACTTTCCGTGGTCGCTATTTATGGGGCGTATAAGGCCGCGACGATGGTAGCCGCTGTTGCCACGCGTATCGCAGCCGCCGCGTCTGAAAGCATGGCCTATCAGCAAAAGCTCGCCGCAATGCAAGGCATCGCATTGTCCGAAGCGCAGGCGGGAGTGGCCGCGGCGAGTTCGATGGCCACGGGAGCATTCAACGCGTTGAAGGTCGCGTTCGCCTCCAACCCCTTTGGACTCATCATTACGGCGATTACAACCGTGATCACGTTGTTTGTCGCCATTCGAAGCGAAATCGACGAAACGACTCAAATGTCGGAGAAGTTCGGCGAGAGCGCGGCGAAGTCTATCGAGCAGGTCGATATGCTCGGCACGGCACTAGCGGGTCTTGACGAAGGAACGGGCGTGTACAAGAAGACGATGGACGAACTCAACGCCATTCTCGAAGAGTACGGCATTACGCAGATCAAGGAAGGTGACAACATCGACACGATCAACGAGAAGCGCAAGCAGGCGATAGAGCTTATCAAGAGCGAGGGTGCGGAACGCCAACGGCTGAACGCGATACAGACGGCGAACGATGAATACGAAAAATCGATAGAAGAGAAAAGGAAAGAGGTCGCATCGATTTTCAAAAAGGTAGATGTGGCTTATTCGGGGAAAGGCGAAAACTTCCGAGTGGACAATTCGGGATGGATGAAGAAGAATGCTGAAATACTCTCTACTATTTATATCGAACTTCTACGCAAAAACGTCGGAAAGGGGAAGGAGGAAATTGATCGTCTATTCAGAGCGCACCTCGCCGAAATGAAGAAGAAAGGCAAAGAGATCCCAGAAGCTATGATTTCAGGTAGATGGGAGAGTCGTTGGGGGTACAATGCAAGTAATGCGCTAAAGGAACAGTCCGAAGCGATCAATGAATTAAACGAAGGACGAAAGAAGAGCATCGAGTTGATCAATGCCAGCGCAAAAGCAGCGAAGGAGGAGGGAGATGCCCACATGACCGCAGCCGAGCGCATCAAAGCAGGAGAAAGGAAACTCCTCAGCGCGAGCAAGACAGCCGACGATCTTTACAACAACGTATCGCGCATCGTCAAAGACTTTGCCGGCGACCATACGTTCAACTTCCACATCAACTTCGACGCCGAGATTCCGCAGTGGATGCTCAATATGGATTTGGACGCTTTGAAACACAATGCAGCAGTCTTTGTAAGCAGAGCACAAGAAGCGCAGAGAAGTGGAAAAACGGAGTTCAAAGTAGACGGCAAAACCTTTAAGACGGGAGAAGGTCTACAACACGGCGTGGACTATACACGCGCCGCACAACAAGTCGAAGCCCGTCAAGAAGCCGCCCGAAAGAAGGCCGAGGAATCCCGAAAGCAAGCAGCCAAAAACGCAAAGGCAGAAGCCAAGCGACGAGCGAAAGCAGCAGCCGACGCACGAAAGAAAGCCGAAGATGAGCGCAAGCGCATTGCACTCGAAAAGCACGACCTCGAACAGGAAATCGAGAAGTACAAGGATTCGGTCATCGAAAAGGAATACGAAAGCAGTCTCGAAATCCGCCAAAACAGCATCAACCTCCTCGAAGACGGGTACGAGAAGGAGCGCCAACAGATCGAACTCAACTACGAACGCTTGCTCTACGAGAACAAGAAGCGCTCGGACGCTATGGTCGAAGCCATCAAGGAGAACAAAATGCGCGAATGGAAAATCGCGAACCCGAAGGCGACGAAAGAGCAAGAGAACGCGCATCGCGACAAGCTCAAAGTGACGAAGGAAGACTTCGACCCGTCACAAAGAGCGATGCTAGCGCAATACGAAAGCGTAGCCGAAGAAACACGCGTCAAAGCATCGGGCGATCTCTACAAGCGCGCCATTGCCGAGTTTCAGGACTACGACACACGACGCACCGAAATCGCGAAAGAGGGCGAACAGAAGCGCGCGTCGATCGAAGCGTATTTCTCACAATACGCCCGAGAATTGCAAGAAGAGATCGCCAAGGCAGGCAAGGACAAGAACGACGCCCTCGCGAAATTCGACTCCGAAGCACACACCGCGGCCGAGAAGCGCGAAAAAGAAGCGAGTCAAAAGCTCGCCGACATCAATGGCACAAAGGAACGCGCCATCGAAGAGTCGAAGCGCAAGCAGGAGAAGGACATCAAGGCCGTGAACGACGAGGAAATCGAGAGCACGAAGAAGACATCCGCACTCTTCGTGAACCTCTTCGGCGACGCTGCCGAGAAGAGCCGCAAGGAACTGCACAAAGTGATCACTGAAACCGAGTTGCTCCTGGCCTATCTCCGCGAGACACCCGATGAGAAGATTGTCCCGAGCTTCGGCTTTTCGGCGCAAGAACTCCGCAACCTTAAACAAGCCCCCGAGAAGGTAAAGGAGATCACCGATCAACTCAAGCGATTGAAGGATGCGGTGAAGACCGAAAACCCGTTTGCTGCACTGAGCGAAGCCATCAACGACGTGTTCCGAAAGGCCGAACAGGGGGAAAGTATCCCCGCCCTCGAGGTGCGTCTGAAGAAGTTGGCGTCGGCAGCATCCGCAACGGCCGACGTGATCGCCCCCATTTCGGCGAAGCTCTCCGCAATGTTCGAAGCCGCGGGAAGTCAAAACCTGAGCGAGCAGGCCGACGCGCTGACCGAAACCATGACCACCGTGTCGAACATCGGGAAGGGCTTTGCACAGGGCGGCATTGTCGGTGGCATCGCGGCTGCGGCGGGCGAGGCTAT